GATACCGGGCAAGAAGTTTGGGGTCTTTTTGGATTGCCCCGTTTGTATCCATCATCCACTGTTCCCATATGTTTATGGGTATAGAAGCCGTGTGATGCCACTCGCCCCTCTTACCTAAAGATAATTTATCACCATAGGCGTTCATCTTCCTCTTGTTTTCTTCAACAATAGGTTCTGCGTCCTGTACTGTATTTAATGTGACCTTATCCTCAGCCTCATCAAAATGGAAATCAGTCCTGCGCCAAGGCTCTTGATCTACGACTAACCTTTTAGACATAACCTATATCCCCTACTTTGGGTGCACCATCTTTAGGATCATTGTCAATATATGCCTTCTTTAACCAACCTATAGCATCGGTTGGTTCCTTAGACTTTTCTACTTTGGGGGCAGATTTCTTCCCCTTTATCATTTTATCGGCAATCGCTTTAAAATCAGCATCAGTTTCCATTTTTATGCCCCATTTTGGCTTAATACAATTCTATCTGTTAATGTGAAGTTTCCTGATACGCTTACGCGTTCCTCGTCTACCCAGAATGGATGAACCATATGATCTAAGGTAGCGGGAAACATGAGGATCAGGTTATTCTGAGGGGTTACATTCCACATACTTACACTGAGTGGACTGATAGACTCCCCATACTTAAATACTATATGACCAGCATCCTGAACATTAGACTTCGCCTGTTCCTTGAATATCTTTTCTGGTACATCAAGATATACAACAAAGGAAACAATGCCATGATGTTGGTGTGGTGGATTATGGTCATACCGTCTTTGGAAATTTATCCAGAGAGTATCCAGATTGATCTCTAAATCTTCCTTTCCCGGCGCGAAATTTACTCTTCCACCATCATAGTGGTAAACCATGAAATCAAACCACTGGAATAGGATCTTTAGAAATTCTGGAAATACCTTTACAATATATTCATTTCCATAATCATAAGACCCGCCGAAATACATATTACCAGCCAGTCTTTTACCATAATCATGGTCTTTATTTCTGATTCTCTTTCCTTCCTCAAGAAGAGATTCTCTGAGGTCATCAGAGATAAAGTTCTGATATATACACGGCCCAAATGGAAATACTACCTTACCGCCGTATTCGTCCTGAATATTAGGACAGTTAGTTTCTAGTTCTTGCATAAGATGGGGGGCAGGTTGCCCCACCCCCCGGTACTTATCTACTCTTTTGCATCAGCAAGGATACCGCTTGACTTCTCGTTCTTGGAAATCAGGCCATACTCAGCAAGCAACAACTGCTTCTGGGCATCGCCAGTCTTAGCAAGTTCAACAGTCTGGAAAGGACGGAGCCAACCAATGGCCCAAAAGTCCATATCCAAAAAGAAAACGTGTTCCGTGCTTTTTACGTTACGGTCACTCACGATTCTGAACGTACCAAAATCGCTGACGTAAACGTCAACAGCAGCCACCACGTGCGCTGGTGAATCACCCTTAGTATTGGTTCTAAGAGATGATACAGACTGTGCCAGATCAGAGATCGCCTGTTTAATAGCAGACGGGGCTAAGATCAAGTCAGGATTGCCACCAGCATCATAGCAGTCTTTAATGACGTTCTTAATGCCAGCTTCTGTAATAGAAGCAGTAGCGGTAGCTTCTGTCATTGCAGTCGTACCCGTTGCACCAGCAGCCGGAGAACCGGACGTTGGATTCATGGATACATAGTTAGTAGCAAGCCATGCAGGAACACCAGCCGTTGCTCTCGCTGTGGTTGAGTTACCGGCAGCACGGACGATATTTTCTAGTAACATACCTTCCATATCGCGCTTCATGCGCTTGCCATTTTTAGCCAATTGATAGGCTTGATGTTTGCCGTGTCCGGCATAGTTCACCGCATCGTCAGTTCCAGATGTCTGATTTACATATTGTGATATCTGGGCGTAATTTCCAAGTCGCGTTGGAAGTACCCGTGCGGTAGCAGCAATGCTGTCATCGCCTTCAATTTTACGGTTAGTTGCACCAGCCGTGATTGAGTCAGTTTGCCACTCAAAGAAAGTATTATCTACAGTCTGCTTAGAGCAACCCGACATGAAGGGGGTATCCATAGGAGCGATATTGTAAATTACATCTGACAATTGTTCGCGGATCGCTACTGACGAATAAGTCAGTGACGTATTTGTAGCAATTGCCATTTGTTTTTCTCCCTAAAGAAATTTATTAATCTTGCATCATATCTTCCAGAATAGAGATCGCGTCATCGACATGACCTGATTTCTGAAGACGTTTCATTTTTGCAGCACGTTTGACCTTATTGTCTTCGCCCTTACTCTTGCCCTTACCTGACCGAACTACTTTAGGCTTATTTTTAAGCTTTTTAGACTTAACATCAGCGTTCTGTAAACTGTCATATTTTTGGGCTTTTATAAGAACTAATAAAGACCTATGATCCACAAGAGAACCTACCTCTTCAGGTGTATAGCCTACTGAAAGAGCATATTCTTTAATATCTTTAGCAATCTTCTTTTGCTTTTCTGGTTCTTTCCAGTCTGGTAAAACTTGCGCCATCTTACTATGCTCCTGTCGGAGCATCTGATGGGCTTGCTGCTGATATTCCTGATACTGCTTCTGATATGCTTCGTCCTGCTGTACCTGATACTGGGCAATGTTATCTTGCGCTTCTCTAAATTCTTCCTTCTTTGTGATAAATGCTATTGGGTCTTCGGCTTTTAGTTGTTCCCAGTTTATACTGGCATACTGTTCCAGACCCGGAGCAGAACTATCTACAATTTGTTGTAAAGAATCTATATACTGCTGCCTTTCTGCCTGAATCTGCTGGTATTCTTGCGCCATTTGTTGTCTAGCGCCATCAAATGCCTTCCGGTGTTCTGACAGTTCTTGTGTTTTCTTGGTATAGTCTGATTGGCGCGAATAACCTTTCAATAGTTCGTCCATGCTTACTTCATGTTCCTCACCGTTTATGGTGATAGCATAAAGGTCATCTCCTTCTACTGCGCGTTCCTCAGTGCCTTCATCGTCTTCCTCTTCAGATTCCTCTTCAGATTCATCTTCTTCAGGCTCCTCTTCCAATGATTCGTCTTGAATTTCTTCTGTAGACTCTTCCTCTTCTGTAGGTGCGGCTTCCTCAGTTTCTGGTGTCTCCTTTTCAGGTTCCAGAAGTCCAAGTAATACCTCTTCTGCTTCCGCTATACTGCCGGGAGCGGGTTGTAGTGGCTGTACAGCCGGTTGCGGGGCTGGTTGCGTGTCCGCCATAATCTATTCCTCTTAAATGAATGGGTGTTGCTGTGATAAGACCTTATTCATGTGTCCAGTTTCAACTATGGACGATATATGGTTATAAAGCTTATCAAGCAGTCTCATAGCAAGCCAGATTGATTCTCTGGCTTCTAACTCTGTAGAACCGCTGGCGTTCCAGCGGGACATCAAATCTTCTTTTAACATATCAAATGCTTCATTAAACAACTCGTCAGAAAGGAGGCGTTTAGCGTGTTCCTCTCTTTGTTCGTCTGTCATTAACCTATTTCTCCTTTTTAACCTATTCCTACAGGTCTCTCCTGTTCAGCCTCTAACTGTATTTCTGCCGCTTTCATGGCTGTGTCTGCCTGTAACTTAGCAGCGTCTAGTTGAACCCTTTGTTGTTTAATCTGTGTTTCAGCAACCTTAACATCCAACTCACCCTTCTTGATTTGAATCTCGGTTTGTGCCATTTGCTCCTGTGGTGATGGGCCTTTAGGTGGATTCTGAGATGGGTCGGTCAGGAAGTCATTAACATTCTGAAATCCCATTGCCTTAACAAGCGCCGCTCCAAGATTATACATATTCTGTTCAGTAACAATTCTTAATCCACCCTGCATAGCCTGTCCTGCAAAACTAAGCATTTGTGACAGATGAGCCATCTGTTGATCTTTACTTCCATTACCTAAAGCAACAGATACCGTACAATCATATTTATCTTTCCAAGAATCCGGGCGTACAGGAATCCACTGATTTCTTAGCATGACCATTCTTTGTTTGTCTTGGTTTTTAAGGAGAAGTTCATAAATGGTTCTCATTAAATCCTTAACCCCGGTTTCTGCAAAATTTCTTGCAATGAGTTCTACGCGACTCTGAGCGGCTGTCATAACGGCGTTGACAGCAGTAGCCGTAGTATGTGATGTTAAGGCATTTTCATTCATACCTTGGGAGTATTTGGTTACACCTGCTCTTGACTCCCTGATACCGTCTATATACTTCAGCATCTCAAAAGAATATGGTTCTAGAGTTGGTGTGTCTAATCTTGTAACAGCGCCGGGGGCTTTTACCCTGACTACGCCGCCCGGTCTTTGTGTAAGGAGGTCATCCAGATTAGCCTGACCCTCTATCACGGCATATCTACCAAAATTCTGGTTATACATATTATCCATGAGGTTTCTTGTTAGTGTGGATTTCATTAACTGTAAATCCATCACCAAATCTGCAACAGACAAACCAAAAAACTTATGCGGGATTTTTACCGGAGTAATAGAAACAAACGGGATAGAATCTATCTCATCATTCTGTAATACTTTATCCCCAACTGTACAGACTTTTCTTAACTCTGCAATACCATCGCTATTAAAGTCAGTCTTCAGAAAAGACTCATGTAACCAATATGACCTTAATGCTTCCTCATGTTCAGACTCACCAAATGTAAACCCTGAAGTATTATCAAAACCAAACCTTGATTCTCTTTCCCCCGGAAATACATCATCATATTCACCACTACTTAGATCTTCCGGGCCAAGATTTTCATCTGGATACATTTCTCTCAGTTCAGATAAAGTTTTCTTTACACGATGGCAAACAAACCTTGCGTCATTAATATGTTTTGCTTCTCTTGAGATTAAGAATTCAGACGGTGGAACATTCTCTATCTTTATTCTTCCATCATAGTTTGTTCTTTTAATAACTACGTCATGTAGCATCTGGGGGACTCCACCAGCCTCTACACCAGCTTCTCCACCATAACCGGCAGAATCTTCATATGCAGTATGTTCTATGACTTCAACACCCTCGTCCATTAAAAGAGCCTGAATACCCACATCATCTAAACCACTATATTCCTCTCTTTGTTCTTCTGAATACTCATCCCACCAGACTTTTACAATTCCATTTTTAGAAAGTAAAGCATCAGTGAACCAAGAGTATAATATTTCCCACCCCGGATTATCTTTTGTAAACACATAGTTTACATAATCTGTGGCCTGTTCTGCCATTAAAACATCTTCAG